TGGCGGTGGTGAAGAAAAGGGCGGTAGTGCTCAAAAGCCAAAGGACATGGGAAAATCTTTCGAGAATGAACCAGGTGCTAAAGCCGGAGACACTTTTAAGAAGACATCTGCACCAAAGAGTGCTGAGTAATTAGGAGTTAGCCAATATGGCATACTTAAGAGAACATCTTACGTTCGATCAGGCGCAAGTCACCCTTGAGCAAAAAGGTGAAGGGGATTCAAAAGACCTTTACTTAAAAGGCATCTGTATTCAGGGTGGTGTTAAAAACGCTAACCAGCGAATCTACCCTGTCTCCGAGATAGGCAACGCTGTTAAAACACTCAAGGATCAGATCGACGGCGGTTATTCAGTTCTAGGTGAAGTTGATCACCCAGATGATTTAAAGGTCAATTTAGATCGTGTATCACATATGATTACTGATATGTGGATGGATGGCCCAAACGGGTTTGGTAAGATGAAAATTTTACCTACCCCGATGGGTAATCTTGTCAAAACCATGTTACAGTCAGGTGTGAAACTGGGAGTCAGTTCACGAGGAGCAGGTGAAGTTAATGAATCCTCTGGAGAAGTTAACGGATTTGAAATTATCACAGTTGATGTGGTAGCACAACCAAGTGCGCCGGGTGCTTACCCTACACCAATCTATGAACACTTAATGAATACAAGAGGTGGTTATAGTGCGATTAGGGCGGCTCATGAAGTATCGAAAGATGCTAAAGCACAGCAGTATCTCAAAGAACAGATGCTACGAGTCATAAAAGGCTTGCAGTAGAAATAAGGAGAAGCCAATGAGTGATATGTTTAATAAACTTTTTGAAACAGGCTTGCTAGGTGAGGAAGTTCGTACTGACTTACAAGAAGCATGGGACCAAAAGGTAAAGGAAAACAAAGACACTGTTACTGCTGAACTCCGTGAGGAATTTGCAAAACGTTACGAACATGATAAAACTAACATGGTCGAAGCGATTGACAAAATGGTTTCCGAGCGTTTAGAATCAGAAATTGCTGAAATTGCTGAAGATAAGAAATCACTTGCAGAAGCAAGGGTTGAATATAAGAAGAAAGTTTCAGAACATTCTGAGAAACTGCAAGAGTTTATGCTCAAGCAGTTGACTAAAGAAATTGGAGAGTTACACGAAGACCGTAACAAGGTAAGCGAAAACTTTTCAAAATTGGAAGACTTTGTTGTTAAGCAACTTGCAAACGAAATCAACGAGTTCGCAGAAGACAAAAAAGATTTGGCAGAAACCAAGGTAAAACTTGTAAAAGAAGCCAAAGAAAAATTTGCAGAAGTCAAAGCAAAATTTGTTGCTAAGTCAGCAGAAATTGTTAAAGAAACTGTAAGTAAGAAACTAGCAGAAGAGATTTCACAGTTGAAAGAAGATATTCATTCAGCACGTGAAAACAATTTTGGTAGAAAACTATTCGAAGCGTTTGCTAACGAATATTCTAACTCATACTTAAACGAAAAATCAGAAACTGCAAAGTTGATGAAGATCGTTGCTGAGAAAGAAGAAGCACTAGCAGAGGCTAAGAAAGCCATCACAGAGAAGGATACTCTAGTTGAGTCTAAGGAAGCAGAAATTTCTGTTGCTAAAGACAAAGCAAAACGTGTTGCAGTGATGAACGAGTTGTTGACTCCATTAGGTAAAGACAAAAGAGAAATTATGTCAGAACTATTAGAGTCGGTGCAAACAGAAAAATTGCACAATGCATTTGACAAGTACCTACCAGCAGTAATGGAAGATAAAAAACCAACTGCAAAAAAACAGGCATTAAATGAAGGCACAGAAGTAACAGGCGATAAAGAAATCAAACAACCGGTAGAAGAAAAGTCAAACTTAATAGAACTCCGCAAATTAGCGGGATTAAACTAAAAAAGGAGAAGGACAAAATGTCAGAAATGATCAATGAAAATTGGCAGGCTACCAAAGGCGCACTTCTTGAAGGTCTTAACGGACACAAGAAAAGCGTAATGGATGTCACTCTCGAGAATACTAGACGTTATCTCGCTGAGTCGGCAACTGCTGGAGCAACTTCCGCAGGAAATGTTGCAACACTAAACAGAGTGATTCTCCCAGTAATTAGACGTGTAATGCCCACAGTTATCGCAAACGAAATTGTTGGTGTACAGCCTATGACTGGACCAGTTTCACAAATTCACACACTAAGAGTACGTTACTCAGACACTCAGGACGCTACAGGAACAGCAAACGACGTGACTGCTGGTGATGAAGCATTATCACCATTCAAAATCGGTCAGGCTTATTCCGGTGACGGTACTGACGGTAAAGCGGCTTCTACAGCGGCTTTAGAAGGTAGTGCTGGTAACAGATTGTCAATTCAAATCTTAAAGCAAGCAGTAGAAGCGAAGTCAAGAAAACTATCTGCTCGTTGGACATTTGAAGCGGCACAAGACGCTCAAGCACAACAAGGTATCGACATTGAAGCAGAAATCATGGCGGCTCTTGCACAAGAGATTACTGCTGAGATTGACCAAGAGATTTTAACATCTCTTCGTTCACTTGCTTCAGTTGAAGAAACTTACGACCAAGCGGCTGTAAGCGGTACTGCTACTTTTGTTGGTGACGAACATGCGGCACTTGCTGTTCAAATTAACAGAGTATCTAACAAGATCGCTCAGCGTACACGTAGAGGCGCAGGTAACTTTGCAGTGGTTTCAAACCAAGCATTGACAATCCTACAGTCTGCTACAACTTCAGCGTTTGCAAGAACAACTGAAGGTACTTTTGAAGCACCAACAAACACTAAGTTTGTAGGTACTTTGAACAACGCTATGCGTGTGTATGTTGATTCTTACATGGCTGACTCAGGTCAGGATGATAACCAAGTACTAATTGGTTACAAAGGTTCATCAGAAGCAGATGCGGCGGCATTCTATTGCCCATACATTCCGCTAATGTCTTCAGGTGTTGTACTAGATCCTGATACATTTGAGCCAGTTGTAGGTTTCATGACACGTTATGGTTATGTTGAACTTACAAACACTGCGTCATCTTTAGGTAACGCTGGTGACTACTTAGGTAAAGTTAGCATTACTTCTGCTAACGTATCTTTCTCTTAATAGAGAGTAGTACAAAAGTATTAAAAGGGGCGGCTTATGTCGCCCTTTTTTTATGACTTCTTTAAATATTATTATGGATAGTATTAAAGAAATAGAAACTAGTTTAGATTGGCCAGATATTGAAAGCCAAATTCGCAAACTTGCAAAGACAGCACCTGAATTTAAATTTGATGTTGTTAAGTTCTGTAGTGGTATGCGATCAGAAATTAACAAGTTAAGTCAAATAGAATTAAAGTATAGACAACAAAAACGCGAAAGCATACTACAACAACACACTGATCAATGTGCTAAAATCAATCGTGCTATAAAAGACTTTAGTTCAGTACATCTTATGCATCTGTTTACTAGGATTGACTAAATACAGTACACGTTAGAAAGGGCCAACATAATGTTGGACTTATGCTGTTTAACCCACAGCGTAGACCTAGAACGTCAACAAGGAGAAAAAAATGGGAAGACCAATAAACAAAAGACTAATCGGACAAGGCGCAGGTAAAATTTTATGTTCTGCATATTATTTTAATTCTGCAAGTGAAGTAAACGGTGCTGTTACACCAGCATGGATTGTTTCACAAAGATCAACTAACAAATTTATTGTTAGTGACGGAACTACAACACAAACATTGACACTAGCAAACGAAACTGCTGGTTCTCTAGCAGAAGGTACATTTATTATTAATGCACTGAAAGATGACTCAACAGTTGTACAAGTTACTAAATTACGTAATAGAACTGTACAGTTTGAAGGCGGTACTGCAAATGTTGAAAATATCAAATTTGTAGTAGGTCGTGGTTTGGTTGACGACGAAGTTGCAAATACAGTAACAGTCGAAGGTCAAAACGGTTAATAACATTAAGAAAGGGCAGAGTTCGCTTTGCCCTTTTCTCTTGACTAAATAATGCTATAGACAAAGGATCCTGACATATGGCTGTAGATGTATTAAAAGTTACCGGTGATTACAAAATCATTACCTCTTCTTCAACAGGAGCAAAACTCACAATGCAAACTCCTGAAGTAAGAATTACTGGCGATTTGACAGTTTTAGGAACGACTACCACAATCGATACTGCTAATATGACAGTTGAGGACAATATTATTGAACTCAATACAGGCGAAACTTCACCGAGCGGTATTACTCTAGGTACAGCAGGTATAAGCATGTATAGAGGGCCTAGCAGTCCAGCGGCAACTATGTTGTTTGATGACACACTAAGTTATCTACAACCAAACGGCGGTACAGGTCCTGGTGTTTT